GTTATCTGAAACCACCATCTGAGCGACCATTCCACTCAGCAGGGATACGTCTTCTTTGCGTTTCAGAGCCGTCTTCTCTCCCCTCTGCAGTAGCAGTGTTATCGACTCGAACAGATCGATGTTGTTGAGATCTAGGATCGAATCGAGCCTCAGCAGTTGTTCGGGATCCACGGCATACGTCAACGTCACCAAGTAGCCGACGAGCCGAGAGTACTGGCTTCCAGTGATTACCGACGCCTTGGAGCGGTTAACCTTCAACAGCTCAAGCAACCTCAAAATGCTTGTGTCCGGATCCACTCCGTATAAAAAGTCGACGTACTGATCGATGGCCTGTTGACCTCCGAACTCATACATTAATTTGGTAAGGTCGTAGGCGCGGAAGAATGAGATCACATCTTGTGAATCGGTTAGAGGGGCGAGAGCGCCCAGCAACTCCGAGAACGATGACGCACCGGTAATTTGTTGAACCTCTTGACTGTTGAACCCTAGCCGACCAAGTTTCTCTCTCACCACATCCAGGTTCGGTTCGTACTGTACGAGTTCGAGGGAGGGGACGTAACCGCCAGGCCTAAACCCAATCGCCCTAACCGTATCGACCAAACTTGAAACAAGATTCGATAGGTGGTTGAACTTGTCATTAAAGTCGTGAAGATTAGGTTTATAGCCCAGCAACGCATAGAGCGAACGATAAGCTGTAAGCAACGCACCGATCGATCCGGTAAGACCTGTAGAACGTTCTTGTACATCAGCGGAGCCGGGAAACACCTTAGCCAACGCTTGGAGGTGCTGGGTCGTATTTCCGATCCCTTCCGGCGGACTCTTAAGAAACGAATCAATATAGTCGCCTGTCTTCAGGCATAACAGGTATACGGATTCTAGTGAAAGTGATAAAAAGTCCGTACCGTTCTGTTTAGCCGGATTCGGGACATACCTGTCGGCAATACCGCTACTGCCGTAACGAAGAGCCACAGGGTTTACACTGACCGTGTTCTGATTAGCGGATCGGGTTGTATACAGTGTCTCTAGGAACCTTAATCCAGGTACGAGATCGGCGTCCGCCTTCCTTTGATAAATAGAAGCGAAGTCTCCGAATTCCGGGCCCAACACCCCTTGAGGCAACCTCTTACCAAAGCACATCGCCACCAGGTATTCGTAATACCTGAACTGATACTCGATACTTCCGGTCAACGACCCCTGGTAGCCACTAAACTCCAAATAGAAGTCGTGCAACGACTTGATGCTCGCGTATATCTTCTTTCCTTCGCCTGCAAACGTCGCAACTAACATATCTTCGTCAACCGGATCGAGGGCTTCTGGGGTCCGCGAATCCGACGTAATCGCATTTATGTCTACAGCAGCATTGGATACGACATCCGCGTACGAGTCGACATAGGACTGGAATGTGTCGCTGAAACGTTTGCGGAGTCGGCTTACAGGGATGGGGGAAACGGTGGTGTCACGATTACGTGCCAAAAGACGGGACTGGGTCGGCCCCAAGTTTAATGTTTTCTCGGATTCCCTATACTCAGGTACATCGCCCAGATATTCCGGAACACTCCTGCGCAGCAGGACGTTGGCATCAGAGATGGCGTCGCGCAGCAGGGACTCATACTTTTTATATACTCGCACGGTATCCGGATCTACGATCCCGCTGCTCTCGATCTCTTCGTATAGACTGGTGACCACCGAGTCATAGACGGCCAGCGCAAGATCATAATTGAACCCTAGTGTGAAAATACCCTCCGCGATCTTGTCCTTCAACGGTACCACAGATATGATCTCACCACTCTCGATCTGCCCGTTAACGGTCAGCAATAGCTCGACCGCAATGCCGTAAAACGTCACCTTTTCGCTTTCTATGGCAAAACGCCCGTACTGGTCAAGACCTCGGGTCACAATCACCTTGACCCGTTCATATACTAGCTGAACGATCTCGCTCACGTGCTACAATACCTCTACTTGGCTTTCAACCGAAAACCCGTTGAAAGAACTTAAAGAACTCCACGCACTTATGTTACGCATCGCCCTTTTACACACCCGAAGATCAGCAGAGGAGAAAGACCTTGGTAAAATGATCAAGCACTTATTTGGTGTGTTGTCTGAGATCGAGAACACCCACGTTGTAGGTGTTACCCTTGAGCCTGGCATATTCCATGACTACTCATCCTATAACCACCTTGTATTCTGTGGCTACGACCATGTGACTTTCGCCCATCTCCACCTGGCCATGGCCACCACGGACCCGGACAAGACCCGTATCACTCTCTACGATGAGCCAGGGGCGAGCGTGGAGCGCGAGCTGGGAACGCTCCTCTATGCCGGCATCGACCGCCGCCGTATCGACCCCAGCGCCGCCACTCGCCTCACATACTCCTGGTCACACCGCGACCTGGTTGCCACCACAAATCAAGATGTGCTAAAATACGAAAATGGATCCGGTACTGCTGGAACAACTAGCAACCCTGAACCGGCTCAATCTGAGCCCGGACCTGATTCGGGAGCTGATCGAGCACGACAAGTGGAAAATAAAAGAGCAACATCGCCACGAAAAAGAACTCGCCCTGCTGGGGACGAAAAAACCAAGCAGTAGCGCGGACGACGTATCCTGCGACAACGAGGACGAAGTCTTTAACTCGGATACGTCGTCCGGTGTGTGCGAAAGCAATCATATTGGTTTAGTGTCCAAAACCCGTGTAATGGCTGGTGCGGCTCAAAAGGCCAAAGACCTTAAGCCGGACACAGACCTGCCGACATCGCTCCTCGCCTTGGTGATCTCCATATCCTGGTGCGGTCAACGCTTGAACCGGTGGCCCCGGGCCTCTGACTCCAAAGCAGCGCTGAACTTCCGCAACGACTTGGACAAAGCGGTTGAGAAATACGGCGTCAAAGACGTACTCGGCGCGGTCGACTTCGTCTCAGAGGTGTTACCGGATTGGACCCCGGACCTTGTATCCGAACAACTCGATACGTTGCGTTCCGACTACGAGCACAAACGCTCAATAAGTATCTCAAGCTCCCCGTTGTTTGCCGAGTTCAGCAAAAATTTCCCTCACATATCCCCCGAAATGTTCGAATCATGCTATAATCAGCACAACGAGCAATTCGTACCCGCCGCCATCTACCTGTTGCGGCGTGAATTCAAGAACCACCCTCCTTCCGACCTCTCCCATATCGAGGGGTGGAAACAAGGGTGGCAACAATACCTCCCTACCTATTTAAAGCAATGGCAAGAAGACCTAAGAAAGATGGAAAGCAGGATGCGAATCGCCCAAAGGGCGTGGAAGGAGTCAATATCTTGACGGATACGCAGTATGGTGTGTATGTCGACGGAGCCGAAGAAACAATCGAGATGTACGAGCGGGGCGATCTAACATCCGAACAACTATACAACACCATCCTTGACCTCGATGTTGTGTATCGTTCCCGCCCCGAATCCGTTGAAAGCTCTGAAGAATAGAGTACCAGCCCATAACGCATGTCATCTGATGGCGATAAGTCCGTAAAGCGTGTTGTCAAAACGGGCTACAATGACCGTTTGTATTCGCTAGGCCTTAGCCAGGGCCAGATCGCGGGTTTCAAAGCCGACCCGTACACGTGGGGCGGCCTGCCTACAGTACTGACCGGGGCAATCCTACCCCGTCGCGATGACATCTTGATTGAGGAGGGGGGCGGTGGCCCTCGCTCGATTGAGCAGTACACGAGGTTATTTAATGACAGTGCGGTACTGAGTGCATGGGAGAAGCTGGTTGGTGAAATTATCCAGCGCGAGTGGCATGTCTTTCCGGCCTCGGATTCTGACAAAGACGAGGAAATCGCTGAATTCGTACGGCAAGTCATTTACCACCTAGGGACCAATACGCGCCAAAGTCGTGGTCGCGACATGCTGGTGAGTTCGAATACGGGATTTAACGCCTTCGTCAAGGGGATGGCGGAATCGCTCATCTTAGGTATGAGTGTCGGTGAGATTTGCTGGATGCGGCAGGGCAGCTATGTGGTGCCTAGCGAGATCAAGATCCGCGATCCCCGCCGCTTCCAATTCGTCCTTAACGAAGATGGCTCTATTAGTCCGCGAGTCATTACGATCCAATCTCCGGTCGAGGGCTTTCCGATCCCTTTGCGATCAATGGTCATTCACCGGCACTGGGCATATAACAACCTTGTCGACCCGTACGGGACCGGTCTTGGCCGTCAACTCTACAGCCTCGTGGAGTTCCGCCGTACCCTGATGAGTTTCTGGCTCCAGTACGCCGACAAGCACACCACGCCAACGGCGGTAGGCAAATTCAGCCTAGGAACCCCAGAGGAGGAAGTAAAGTCGCTGTTTACCGCCTTGCAAAGGCTGGGGCAAGAAACCGCCATCGTAGTACCCGATGAGATGTCGGTCGAGTATTTGTCAGCCGACTCGAAGAGCGACGTATACCAATCCTTGATAAGTTATATCGACCAACAGATCTCCTTCTTGATCAATGGCGAGTCGACTGTTGGCCAGGATACGGGCAGCACGGGCTCTTACGCTCGCGATCAAATCGCGGACAGTGTCCGGATGCGTAAAGCCAAAGCCTTTTCGGAGCAACTTGATGAGACGCTAAACGCCACACTGATCCGATGGATTGTTGAGCTTAATTATCCGGGCTCTTCGGTCCCCCGCATCGTAAGAAGCTTTGAGGACCTTGAACAACGAGAAGATCCGGTCAAGACCGTTCAGATCCTGACGCAACTTCAGGCTGTTGGTTATCAGGTTACTGATCTGGATTGGGTACGGGATAAATTGCAGATCCCTTCACTGGAGAAAGTCTCTATGGAGGAGATGATGGGCGCACCAGGTATGGCCGAAAACAAGAAGCCCCAAGTCCATAGCTCCGGCGAATCCGATGGCGGGCCGGTCATTGGCGAAAGCATGATCGGAAAAATGCTCTCCAGCTCCCCTGCTCCTGTGTCGGCCGAGAATCTTGATTTCAGCGAATTCGATGAGTCCGGCGACCTGAAAGATGAAACGGTCAGGGACAAAGTTGCCAAAAAGATCGCCGAACGTTTCAATCAGGGCGGTCTCGACGAGGTCGGTTGGGACCGACTATCCTCGGGTATATCATCCACCGATTCAGAGAACTCCAAACTCAACATCGACGAATCGACAACACCTGGTGACATCATCTTTACGACCAAACGTCTCCTTGATGAGATCCGGTCGATTCCACGTCACACCCCGCCCGAACACGACAAACTCCGCATGGACCTTGTCCGATACGAGAATACCGTGCTGCGCGAAGATGATCTGGATGAGGGTGAAATTCGCAACCTAATCAAACTTTACACTTTAGCTTACCGCCTAAACCGTAGCTTTGTCCACCGCGAACTCGTCAATATCGATCCTGACGCCCTGGGTTATTGGGCCGAATTCGCCCCGTACTATATGTAGCTGTCCATGTTGAAAGCTGTGTAGAAGGAAAAACTTCCGCCCACTTCTACCATGATTCAGATTCGTCCTGCGACTCAGAGCCAGTTTTACATCCAGGCTTCTCCGTTCGCCCACTACTTCACTTCGTTCAACGGTATTCGCGATACCGCTGCCACTTCCCAATACGCTGACGGTATTCGTCAACGTGCCTACAACCTCAAGGGCCCTAAGACTCTGGCCGAGATGACCGTCTCTACCCCTTTCGACCCCGTCCAGCACGCTGATATTCTTGACTTCTGGAAGTCCAACGGTTGCGATTTCATCACCCTGACAATCACCCCGGTGACTTGTGGCGAAGACCCTCAGCCCCTCGGCACCCGCACCCTGATTATCCCTGACGCCCAACTGACCAGCGTCAACGGTTTCGTTATCGACCGGTCCAGCGGCCAGCCCAGCACCCTGGAACTGACCTTTGTGGGTAATAACTTCACCTATAACTGAGCGTAGCGTACCCCACATGGCTGCCAGGACCTTTGGCAACATCGACCCGGGCTGTTTGACATCCGGACAGCTAGAGGCTTTGGCGGCTGTAGGCATCGAAAGCGACGATCTAGTCGATACAAGTTGCGATGCAGCTTCGCTGAATACATGTGGCCGCGATGCCAATGAACTGGTAACACTTTACCCCTTGTACGATGAGGGCAAGGGTGTTTATACGGCCTGGGGGGAAATCGCCCTACCCTGGAACCACGAAGATCCTGTCAGCGACGAGAGTTGGCAAGTCTCAACATTCACGGACGAATTCTCATATCGCACGGGTGATACCGTATCCCGTTACGAGGATGACGGTTACGTCGTTGCGGTGTATACCTCCATTGCGAACGTGCCCGCCCCGGCCGGAGCCTTTAACCCAACATCGTGGTCCAAGGTATGTTCGGTTACCGTATCCGAACCAGTAGGACTACCCGAGTACACCAAACTCTTGGACAAATACGAGTACTACGATACGTCGTCGACAACTACGGCTTCGTCGGAATTCGACTCTACTTGGTCAACTGATCCCGTAGACCCTGACAACGATCAGTGGGGTGCTGCGGAAATCGAAAAAGATTACCTTTACAGGGCAGGAGACACCGTACTACATGATACAGGGTGTGGCGACTACACTTGCGTCTATGTCGCCCTGGCCGATGTCCCCATCGATGTTGTTAACGAACCGCCCCCCTCATCCCACTGGGAACGACTTTATTGTGTCCGGAACGGAAAGCCCAACACCTGCGTTAAGCGTGTCACTTGCACAGAACCGAACCGTGAGGTCGTATCGCTTAGTAACGGCGACTCTGATCTGATTTGCGTTCCCGTTGAAAGCACTACAGGGATTAGACCGAGGCTTGTATAGTGGCAACAAACACATATGGCAGATCGTGTACCCCGAATAAAGGGGGAGTACAGGACTATTATACAAAATCGGAAGTCAATACGTTACTCGGTGCCAAAGCTAATATCAGCACGGTTTATACCAAATCCTATGTAGACGGCGAACTATCGACGCTATCCAGCAGTATCGCATCACTCGATGCGGACAAAATCGACCAGACGCAACTCGACACCGCGCTTACTACGTTACAGGGGGCGATCGAGGCTAGTGTCGCTGCCACGTACGCAACTCTCGCCGATACGTACACCATATCACAGGTCGACTCCATAATCGCGGCTATCGACCTCGATCCAGCGGACTACGTCCGCTCGGTACCAACGACCACGTCGCAGAATACGATATACCCCGGAGCGGCCGATGCTATCGCCCTTACGGTGCGTGGCTCGGACACCAACTCAATCGTCACCCGGTGGCTAGATAACACCAGCAACGTAATCGGTTACATCAGCAACTCCGGTTCCACCACCCTGAACGGTGCGCTTTCTGTAGGTAGTTCCGTATCAGAAGGTAGCATTGGAATTAATGTTAATAATCGCCGCATCAGCGGTGTAGCTGCCCCTGTACTTCCATCTGACGCTGTACCCTACAGCACGTTACAGTCATATGTTCTAGATTTTTATGAGGACATTACAGTCCCGGAAGGAAGTTTTTCCTCCCTTAATGCTGGTACTTATCCCACACTCGACCCTTCACGGGACATTTATCGTCACCTAAGAAGCAGTATGAGTCAAGAAAGGCCACTGGGTGTGAGCCTGTATGACGGTGAGATAGCAGTCAATTATAATTCTGACAGTCCCGCCCTCTTCATCAGAGATAATCTCGGAAATATCCGAAAAATAGGCCCAGCCCATATCGGTGACAATTCTCCTGTTCCCGTTAACAACACTGATCTTTCTGACGGTGAGCTGTGGATCAATAGATCCGAAGAGTCTGTTAATTTCTACGATTCTATTAGCGATAGCTGGATCAGAGCGGGCACTGCTAATGGTGTTAGGTATCAAAATTGCATATACGTATCCAAGAGCGGTAACGACTCCAATAGTGGTGAGATCGATTCACCGTTTTTGACAGTAAGACAGGCATCTTTGGTTGCCCAACCTGGTGACGTCGTTTACATTTCACCTGGTACCTACACGGAGACTTCTCTACCAATACGGTGGAAACGAGATGTTGCCGTATTTGGGTCCGGATTACGTTCCACAATTGTTCAACCGGCACCTGGACAAGAGTTTAATGATATTTTCAAGGTTGACTCAGGATTTTGGTGCTGGGGTCTTAGTTTTGCTGGTCACCAGGCTGATGAAACTCAACAAGCCTGGGCCATCTCATTTGATGAACTAGCCAATAATACAAACATCGGTGCCATTGGGTCAGGTGCGTTTATCTTTAAGTCTCCGTATATTCAAAACTGTACCAGTATCACTGCAGAAGACGACTCTGGTGTTGCACCTTCTCAGTCCACTGGCAACACAGGGGGCGGCCTTAAGATTGATGGAGACCAGTGTGCGATCAATTCACCAATTCGCTCCATGGTGGTTGATAGTTATACGCATGTAAATCTGGGTGGCCCCGGCTGTCTCGTTAAGAACGACGGTTACGCGCAGCTTGTTAGTTTCTTTGGCCTATTTTGTACTTACCATGTCCGTAGCGAAACGGGCGGCCAGGTAAACCTCAGTGGTGGTGGAACTACGGATTTCGGTATCTATGGTTTAATGGCCGACGGCTATAGCCCCAAACCCGTCTTTACTGGTGAGTCTAGGGTATTTACTTATGGGGCGATTAGGGTCGAAAAAGGTGTCACAATTGATGTAACAACTGACTTGTTCACTTCAGTTGACCATGGACTGGTTGTAGACGATCAGATTACTCTTTCGGCTACTGATGGCAGCCTTCCTACAGGTCTGAGTAACAACACAACATATTATGTGGTTTCCAACGGGTTAACAGTAGACACTTTTAGGGTGTCTGATACCCCAGGCGACACATCTTACATCGATGTCTCTGGAGATTCTTCTGGGACCTATCAGTTCCTACGTCAAGGCTCGACAGAGATTGATATCATTGATTTCTCAGCTAACAGACTAGGACTTCAAAAGAAGTATCCCACTGCTGGTAGTACAGGATCTTTTGGCAACCCTGTCACCGTCAGTGCCATAGATGGTAACAATTTTACTGTAACACTTGACACCAGTGACATTGTTCATGAGTATGTAGGAGGTGGTTCTGTAACCGTAGGAGGTACTGAAACTTACCTTGTAACAAGTGCACAGTACAATAATCTGACCGGTGAAACAGTAATCAACGCCACAGGGTACGTTCCCTCTTTAGGGGACAGTATTACGCTGTCTGACCTATCTTTTATCTGTAATTCGACTTCTCGGCCCTTTGCGGGTCAGTTAATGTTCCCGCAACTGATTTTCCCAAGAAACGCTGTAACCGGGGCACCGGAGACAAAAACATTCGCTTACACTCGCACCGGAGACTATACTCTAACTTATACCGAAGCGGCTTCTCCATCTGGTCCGGATCATGAGTACGTTGAGGGTGGTACTGTTGTCATCGGTGGTACGGACTATGGTGTTTCCAATGCAGTGTATGATAAGTCCACTGGAGTTGTAGAAATAACAACAGTTCTTCAGTTACCATCAGGTGACGGTAACGCCGATGTCGGGGGTTTAGTATTTATCTGCCCTGACGGCGCCTATATTATAACCAGTAGCGCTGCTATTGATCAAAATGGCAATGTTATTGCTGAAGATTCACCGTTAAAGGTAGGGTATCGCGTCCAGTTCTACTCAGGACTAAATGGTGGCCTAAGAATTCCCATCGATCCCGGTCAAGTACTGGATTTCCGTAACCGATCTCAGATTACTGCCCCTTCTCATACATTTGAATACGTTGGAAGCGGCACTAACTACGATGCATTACCTTGGAATGGGGGGATACCGATCCCCGAAAACTCGATTGTTGAAACCAATAATGGTAGAGTATATGGG